TGAACGCTTTATATAGAGAAAGCCGAAAATCAACTAACACTTCATGCCTCCCAACGCCACTTACGCCACTCAAGAGGCACGATCACCCCGGCCCCTGCCCGAACTGCGGCGGGCGGAGCTGGTGGCGGCTTAAGGATGACCCTGCAGCTCCCTGGCGGTGCGCGCGCTGCCACCCCTGCCCGCACCCACCGGAAAAGGTCGAACGCATATCGGTCTGCGAGACCGACTATGGAGACGTGATTTGACGGGAGGCGAGCGAGCGAAATGCCATGGATCCGGACTGATAGCGGCCGGCTGGTGAACCTGGATCGCGTTGAGCTGATCGCCTGGCGGGAGCACCCCAGGTATTCCGGCGATTACCCCGCCGTGGTGGCATACCTGCCGGGGTCGGACAGTGAAAGTAACTCGGTCAGGCTGGGCGTCGCCTTCTCCGAAGAGGAGGCGCAGCAGTTGATCGACGCCATCGCGGCCTGGATCGCCGACGGCGCGCCGGGCGTATTTGACGCCGCTTTGGGCCAGCCGCTGAGCAAGGAGGATCTTACGGAGTGAGGAGGAAAGACCCGGTGGATCGTTTGGTAGTCGGCGCGCCTTGGTCCGGGACACGCACTTGTGTTACCTGCGCGAAGCGGGCGAGGAACGGCGAGTGCAAGGTGCTGAAAGAGCCGGTCGCCCTGGACGGCGGCTGCTGGGCCTGGACCGATGATCCCGCCTGGGAAGCCAAGGTCGAGGCCGCGGTGAAGGAGTACGCCCTGTCCAAAGGGGTAAGCCGGCGTGCCACGGCAGGCTAAGCCGCCGCTTCGCAAGTACAGGTGCCCCTCGTGCGGCCGGGTCTTGGCAGTCGGAGAATTATCTGGTATAATCCGATGCAGAAGGTGTAGCAAACTCGTAAAACTCGATACCGCGAGGGTACAGCCCACCATCCCCCAGCCGTGAGGCCGGAGGGGGAAACCGGTGGGCTTTTCGTTTGGGGGGAGTTGCGGTGCCGGTTAAGCTCGTGGGTCCCTGCCGGTGGCCGGGCTGCCCAGAGCTGCAGGAGCCGGGCGGCCGGGGGTACTGCCGCAAGCATCAACTGGAGGTCTGGCGCCGGGACGCGGCCGAAAGGGGCCCGGCGAGGCGGCGCTACACCCGCACCTACGAGCGGGCCCGGGAGTGGGCGCTCAAGCACGAGCCGCTATGCAGGTTGTGTAAGCTGGAGGGGAAGCTTGTGCCGGCCACCGTCACCCACCACCTGACGCCGTTGAGCAAGGGCGGGAGCAACCGGGCGGACAACCTGGTGCCCTTGTGCGAGGACTGCCACGGCCGGCTGCACGGAAAGCACGGCGAGGAGCTTAAGGCAAAGCTAGAGCGAGAAAAACCGAGCAAGACGGAGCGGTGGAGTTTTTTCTAGCCGCCACGTGCGGGATCGGCGGCCCAGCCACGCGCGAACCGCCGCGGTCAAAATCCGGTTTTTGCGGGGTCTAAAACCATGCGGAAAAAGCCGACTGTCCTGAAAATCCTGGAAGGAAACCCCGGCAAGAGGCCGCTACCCAAGAACGAGCCCAAGCCCCGGCCGGTCCGGCCGCCCTGCCCAAGGTGGCTACCGGTTGAGGCGAAACGTATCTGGCGGGCCCTGGCGCCCAAGCTGGAGCGGGTGGGATTGCTCACCGAAGCCGACGGCCCGGCCTTCGCCGATATGTGCCTCTGCCTGGCCCGGCTGCGCGAGGCCGAGGAGGACATCTCCCGCCGGGGGCTGCTGGTGCCGGGCGACCGGGGCATGGTAAAGAACCCGGCCTGCCAGCTTGCCCGCGAGTACCGGGCGGCCCTGCAGAAGTGGGCGGCGCGTTTTGGCTTGGACCCCGCCTCCCGGTCCACCATGGATCTGGCCCGGGACGGCGAGGGAGATGAGATGGAGGAGCTGCTCAATGCCATTCGACGCTGACAAGGCCGAGCGGGCGGTGCGCTTCATCAACCTCTTGCCCCACGTCAAGGGGAAGTGGGCGGGGCACCCCTTCGAGCTGCGACCCTGGCAGGAGAAGATAGTCCGGGATCTCTTCGGCACCGTGAACAGGGACGGCACCCGGCAATACCGCACCGCCTACATCGAGGTGCCCAGGAAGAACGGGAAGACCAGCCTGGCCGCCGCCCTGGCGCTCTACCTTCTGGTGGCCGACGGCGAGGAGGGGGCGGAGATCTATTCGGCGGCGTGCGACAGGGAGCAAGCCTCCCTGGCTTTCAACGTGGCCGCGGCCATGGTCCGCCGCCAGCCCACCTTGCGGAAAATGCTCCGGGTCATAGACAGCCAGAAGCGGATCGTCCACCCCAAGACCAACTCCTTCTACCGGGCCATCCCGGCCGACGCGGCCTCTGCCCACGGCTACAACGCCCACGCGGTCATAGCAGACGAGCTTCACGCCTGGCCCAACCGGGAATTTTGGGACGTGCTGACCACCTCCACCGGGGCCCGCACCCAACCCCTGGTGATAGCCATCACCACGGCGGGCTACGACCGGAACTCCATCTGCTGGGAGATCCACGATTACGCCAAAAAGGTGCTGGACGGAGTGATCGAGGACCCGACTTTCTACGCCTGCATTTACGCCGCCGATCCCGAAGACGACTGGGAAGACGAAAAGGTCTGGAAGAAAGCCAACCCCGCCCTGGGCGACTTCCGCAGCCTGGAGGAAATGCGGATGCTTTTCAAACGGGCCAAGGAGCAGCCGAGCCTCCAGAACACCTTCCGCCGCCTTTACCTGAACCAATGGACCAGCCAAGAAACCCGGTGGCTGGACATGGACAAGTGGGACGCTTCCGCCGGGCTGGTGGTGCCGGAGAAGCTGCGGTGCCGGGAGTGCTACGGCGGGATCGACCTGTCGGCCACCACCGACCTCACCGCGGTGGTGCTGGTCTTCCCGATGGAGAACGGCACGGTGGAGGTCCTGCCGTACTTCTTCATCCCCGCCGACACCGCTCGCGAGAAGGAGAAAAGGGACCGGGTGCCCTACGCCACCTGGGCGAAGCAAGGGTTTATCTACCTGACCCCGGGCAACGTGGTGGACTACTCCTTCGTAGAGCAAAAGATCCGGCAACTGGGGAAGGAGTACCGGGTCATAGAGTGGGCCTACGACCGGTGGAACGCCACCCAGTTGGTCCAGCGCCTGGCCGAGGACGGGGCCAAGGTAGTGCCGGTCGGGATGGGCTACAGCAGCTTATCCGCCCCTACGAAGTACCTGGAGGCCCTGGTGCTTGACAGGAAACTCATTCACGGCGGCCACCCGGTCCTGCGATGGTGCGCCGATAACGTCATGGTGGAGCAGGACCCGGCCGGAAATATAAAGCCCAGCAAGGCCAAATCCACGCAGCGGATCGACGGCATTGTGGCCCTGGTGCTGGCGCTGTCCCGGCTGATGCTGCGGACGCAGAAGGTTAACCCCTACCTGGAGCGGGGGCTTATGGTCATATGAGGCACCTGTTTAACCACGTCTTCGAACACGAGCGAGAGGAGATCAATCCGGCCACCGGGGGGCTGGCGCGGGTAAGCCTGGGCCCCATCAGGGGCCGTCTGCGACCCGTATCCGTGAGCGAATGGAAGGCGGCCTTGGCGGCGGTGAGCGGTCACAAGGTTACTCACGTCTTCTACTGCGGCCCGGAGGAGGACATTCGCGCCGGGGACTGGATCATCCTGGGCAGGACGCGGGTAAGGATCACGGGGGTCAAAAACCCCAGCCACGCCGGGCACCACCTGGAATGTGAGGGGACTGAGGTGCAATGAGCCTGCTAAAGCGTTTGTTTGGCAAGCGGGAGGAACGGGCCCTGACCCTGAAAGATGCGGACGGCTGGCGGACCCTTTTTGGGTTCTCCACCGCGGCCGGGATTACGGTGACGGCGGAAACCGCTCTGTCTCATCCGGCCGTCCTGGGGGCGGTGCGGCTCCTGGCGGAACTGACGGCAAGCCTCCCCCTGGTCACCTACGAGAGGAGCCGGGAGGGCCGGCGGCGGGCGGAGAACCACCCCGTTTATCGGCTGCTGCATGACCAGCCCAACCCCCAGCAGACCCCCTTTACCTTCAAGGAAACGGTGGCCCTGCACCTTCTGCTTTACGGCAACGCTTATCTTCTGATCGAGTGGGCCGGCGACGGCACCCCGGCGGCCATCTGGCCCCTCCACCCGGCCCGGGTGCAGGTGGAGGTACATCCCGGCCGGCCCATCCTCTACAAGGTCAACCTGGAAGGCACCCAGGAGGTCTACACCCCGGATGACATCCTCCATATCCCCATGCTGGCCCTGGACGGGCTCATCGGCCGGTCCCCGGTCCAGCTCGCCAAGGAAGCCATAGGCGCGGCCCTGGCGGCCGAGGAACACGCCGCTGGCTACTTCGCCAACGCGGCCCGGCCCAGCGGGGTGCTCAAGACCGACGGCGTGCTGGATTCCGAGGTGGCGAAGCGGCTCAAAGAGAGCTGGCAGCAAGCCTACGGCCGGGGCAAGCAGGGGGTGGCGGTGCTGGAGGCCGGGCTCACCTTCGAGCCCATTTCCGGCAACGCCCAGGAGAGCCAATTGATCG